TAGTTCTTTTATACAAAGCTTTTTTCACGAAGTAGCGCATTACGTTGATTTTAAAACAAGAAAATACTATATTCAACATGACAAAATTTTTTACAAAATTTTAGATAAAATAATAATTGAAATCTGAAATCTAAGAAAAAAAATCGGTATAGAGTGAAGAAAGGAGGGGAAAAAAAATAACTCTATACCGGGGGGGTAGAAAAAAAGAAAAAAAGAAAAAAAGAAAAGGAGGTTATAAAAAATGAAAAAAGTAAAAGTTGTGGAGATTATTCCCAACAATGACAAAAGAAGACTAGTTCGTTTTTATGAGACGGAGGATGGGAAGAGATATGAAAATCTAGAGAAACTTTTGCGAGCATTGTATGAGTGCCAAGGTGAGTTTTATCACGATGCATATGGATACTCTTCTGAGGATACTTCGTATGCAAAGTGGCATCCGCAAGATAGTGATTTTGATCACAATTGTGAGGGGTGGAGACGTTTTGTTAAAGATAAAGGAAAAATTCAATTGGAGATAAAAAAAAGGGTTATGACTGTGAAAGACATAGTTGAAGAAGAACTTTTTTCAGAGAAAAAGTGAAAGCAATATTCAGAAGAGGCGGGTTGTTAGCCCGCTTTTTAAAAAAAGAAAGGAGGTATGGAAAAATGGTTAGAATGGTAAAATGTAGTAATTGTGGTATTGAGGTAAGTAGTGATAAAAATTGGACGAGTTGTCCGGTTTGCGGTGCAGATTGGACAAACGTAAATGAAAGTAGTTTGTTTAATGTCAAAGATAATGTCAAAGAAGGGGAAAAAGGAGAAAAGGAAGGAACAATGACAACAATGGAAATGTTGAAGATATCTTCATTGAAAGAGGGGTATTTTAAAATTGAAGAGTTAAGGAAAAAAAGAAAGGAGGAAAATGATGCAGAAAAAAAGAAAAAGTTATTAGAACAAATAAAAGAAGTAAAAAGACAAATGGAAGAAATAAGGAAAGAAAAAAGAAAAAAGAAGGAGGAAAAAACAGAAATGGTGAAAGAAATAGAAACAAAAGAAGTAGAAATTACAAAAAGTAAAAAAATAGAAAAAGATGAGGAGAGAATTACTTCTCTCGTATTGAGGGTCGCAGACCAGAAGGATGAGGAGCAAATTTCACTAGCTGTCTCCGGGATGCCGATTAAACAAGAGTATTGCTACTATTTCAAAGTGGGGGGGAAATATATATACGGTATTTCAAAAGCTGGAGCGATAGAACTCGCCAAAATTGCTGGAGGCATTTTAACAGACCCTCGTATCCCCCCACGAGTTATTTCTGAAACTGAGAAAACTGTAAGAGTAGGCGTAAGTTTTGGCTTGGTAAAAAACGGAGAATTAGTGCTTACGCTTTGGGGGGTAGGTGAAGCATCAAAGTGGAAAAAACTGAAAGACGGGACTGTGAAATTTGATGACAAGTGTTTTTTAGTAGCGACTGCGAAAGCGCAAAGAAATGCGATATTATCTCTGTTACCACAACAAGTGAAAGACGAAGTTATTAAAAAATGGATAGAACAGGGTTATGGAAGAGAAATTACGATTGAGGAACTTGAGAAAGTAGAGGAAAAAGAAAATGAGTAATATCTTTCCGAAAGACCATATTTCCTTCTCGCAAATTTGCACCTTTTTAAGGTGCAAGTTGCAGTATAAGTATGTTTACATTGAGCAGATTAAACGCCCTATCAGAGTTTCCGCCCTGATGGGGCGTTCCTTCCATAAAGGGTATGAATACAATTTCAAGCAAAAACTTCAAACCGGTGTAGATATGAAGATTAATGATGTGAAAGAAGTTGCTATCTCTTTCTATGAGGAAGATGCAAAAAAAGAAGAAATTGAGAATAAAGAGAAAATTGGTGAAGGAAAGGATTTGACAGCGAAAAGTGTTGAAACATATTACCCTGTTGCGACTACTATCAATCCCGAGTTTGTAGAAAAAGAGATAAAAATACAGAATTTTCAAATTCCTATCGTAGGCTACATAGACTTATCTATTCCTGCTTCAATAATAGATTATAAACTTACGACAAAAAGACCGAATGAAGAATTGAAGTATAGCATCCAAAGATATCTATATTCTGTTGGATATTTTTTGATTACAAAGAAGCATCCGAATTTCATTTTCCACTATATCCGCCCACTAAAACGACAAATCTTATACGAACCTTACAATACTAAAAAATTAACAAACGTAGAAATACGCTGGTATGAAAAATTATTACAGCATATTATTTTGGATATGAAAGAGACACTGGTAAAAGACAATTTCTACCCTACTGGCGACCCTATGACTGTGTGTTCCTGGTGCGGATATTATGATTTATGTAGAAACAAAAAATGGTGAGAAAGGAGGTAAGAAAAATGGATGAAAAAGATTATGAAGAAATTAGAAAAATTTATGAATGTTTACAAGCTATACAATATTTCAAAAACATACAAGAAAAAGGAGGATTCGCAGAGAAAATTTATAATTTATATCAAAAACAATATGGTGTAAACGTTGTGAAGGAACTATTAAAAATGGAACTATGGTTAGACCTTAATCCGAAAAGAAGGAAAAAAGATTATTACAGATTCATTTACAATTGGTTGAATTCAAACGTAAAAAGAATCCAATGGAAACAATTGAATGAAGAGATTCAACAGAGAGAAAAAGAAAGGAGAAAATATCACGATGGAACAGACTACAAAATTACAAAAAATATTGAATGAGTTGGAAAAAAGTGTAATTTTTTGTGAACCGGAATGTAAAACTTGCGGTGATAGTGGGTATATTGTAGTAAATAATCAAATTGTAAAACCTTGTAAATGCAAATTACAGAAAGTATTATTTTTGCAAATTGGAGAATTAGCATCAAACGAATTACAAAAAGTTATCCCGCGCCCTAATCAAGTAAAAGCAGTAAATAGAATGTTGTCAGAGCCATTTAAAAGCTATGTTTTGCTGGGTAATGTGAGAACAGGGAAAACTTTCCTCGCATCTTCTTTATATTGTCATATCATTTATAATTATTTACTTCCTTATGAGTCTGTTATTTGGTTGAATGATGTTGAATTAAAAAATATATTGCTTGACCGCACATACGAAAATGGAAGCTTCTTTATAACAAAAATAAAAGAGAGAATAATGAAAATGATTTTTATAGACGACTTCGGTAAAGCAATAACTTCTGACATCTATTTAGAGCAACTTTTTTACTTTTTTGACTGCATTTTGAACTACAAAACAAAGTTAGTTTTGACTTCAATTATGAATTTTGAAAAAATCAATTCTATCTATGGCGCTTCAATAACAAGAAGAATTGAAGATATTGCAGATTATATTTTCCAGTTATGAAAGAAAGGAGGTGGAAAAATGAAGATAAAATGTGATAATTGTTTCACGTATATGTGTCATAATTGCCCTATCACCCCGCCGTTAACTCCGGAAGAGGAATATATTTTAGAATTTGAAGACAAAATTTTTGAACTCTTAAAAAAATACTTCCCAGAAAGAAAACTTTCAGAATTGTATGAAATGACAGATAAAGTAGGGGAAATTTTGAGAAAGGAAGGGTGGATAGAATGAAATTCTTATTATTTGTAGGTGTTATAGCTTTTATTTTTTCATTTTATGACTTGTTGAAAAAATTGCAGCAAAACAAAGAAAAAGAAAAAAGAATTGAAGAATTAAAAAAAAGAAGGGAAAAATTTTATCTAATGTATCTGGAAAGGAGAAAAACAAAGTAAAATGGAAAAAAAAGTTTTAACTGTATTAATTGAAGAAGAAAATCTAAGCTGGGTAGATGCTTTTATCAAAAAGTTTGAAAAAGAATTCAAAGTCAACCTTAGTAGAACTGATGTTGTTAATTACCTCATTGAGTTTGCGCGGGAAATCAACGGCGATCTTGACAAGAAAATTGCAGAAAAGAAGTTCATTGACCTTAAACAAAGAGAATTTGAAAAATATGTGAAAAGAATCAGAGGACTTGAAAATAATTTTGTGAAATAATTTTTTTATTTCTTAACCCTTGATTTTTCCCCACTCTATTTTATAGCATTTCCTGAACAATCTTAAAACCATATTTTTGTCTTTTTTTTCCAAAATTTATTTTGTTATGGAGATTACATATGTAAATATTGACGATTTGAAACCTTCAGAATACAACCCCAGGAAGGCTACAAAAAAAGAATACGAAGATTTGAAAAAAAGTATCCTCAAATTTGGCGTAGTAGATCCTCTCATTGTTAATTCAGCGGAAAATAGGAAAAATATAGTCATAGGAGGACATTTTAGATTGAAAATTTTGAAAGATTTAGGTTATAAAGAAGTTCCTGTTATTTACGTAAACATTCCGGATATTGAAAAAGAAAAAGAATTAAATTTGAGATTAAATAAAAATTTAGGTGAATGGGATTTTGATTTGCTCGCCAACTTTGATGAAGATTTGTTAAAAAATGTTGGCTTTGACTTGTCAACAATTGCAAATATAAAAGTAGATGATATAAAATTCATTGATTTGAACGAATTGCAAAATACATATAATGTATCAATCGTATGCAAATCAGAAGAAGAAATGCAAAAAGTTATAGAAATTTTGAAAATTAAAAAAAGACGAGTAAAATATGAAGAGTTCATAAAAATATGGGGAAAATAAATCTTATTCTGAAATTGAGATCAGGAGATACTCTTTCGGCTTTCAATTATTTCGTTAATTATTTGCGAGAAAAATATGATTTTATTACTATTGAGACAGTTGAACAAATGTCTTTTTTTGATGATAAAAAAATTAATGTTATATTTATTCCTTACGGTTTTGGGCAATTAAGTAATATTACTGAAAAAGCAAAATTTATACAAAGACACCCTGAAGCAAAAATAATTAGGTTTTTTAACGAATACAATTTGTCAGAAAGTTCAGATTTTCAAAAAATTTTTAAAACCCGACCTATTGATTTGCTTATTACTAACTACGAATTTGAAAAAATTAAAAGATATTACAAAAAAAGAATAGTAATAAATGTCAATTGTTTGTCTTATTACGATTTCAATTGCTCTTTTGTTGACGAAAAAAAATACAATGTGATATATTATGGAACTTTTAGAATTTTTAGAATTCCGTATTTTCAAAAATATTTTACCAACAACCCAAATATAATTCTATCTTTCCATAAAAAACATATCAGTAAACTAAAAAAGCTATGCGGAAATAACTTGAAAATTATAAGCAAAATAAGATTAGGTGTGAAAAATAGTGAACTCAGGTTATTCAAATATTCGTTATATATTGAAGACCCCTTCACTCACAAATGTTATAATTTCCCTGCAAATAGATTTTATGAAGCTTTAAGCTACGATACCGTCTTACTCTTTGATAAAAATTGCATTAATACTTTTAATAGATACGGAATTGATATCAGTGATTTTATTGTAGATAATAAAGAAGATTTGGCAAATAAAATAAAAACTTTAAATTATTCTGAAGCACTACAAAAACAAAAAAAATGGCTTGAGAATGTAAAAAATGACTTCATTGAACTTGAAAAACAAGTAAAAGAACACATTGAACCTTTATTGATTTAATATGAAAATAGGAAGGCCGACAAAAAAGCAACAAAAACAAATCTTAGAAATAAAGAAAAAATTCATAGATGCTTATAGGAAACAATTTACTGTTGTCGGTGCAGCAAGAGAAGTAGGTATTGCTCCAAAAACCGCTTTTGAATGGCTTGAAAAAGACCAGGAACTCGCTAAAGAAATTAGAGACGCTGAAAAAGAATTGCTTGACTACACAAAATCTAAACTTCTTATAGCAATACGAGAAGGAAATCTCACTGCTATCATCTTTTTTTTAAAAACAAGGCATCCGGAATTCCGCACTACAGATAACCAAGTAAATGTCATTTCTCAACAAAATGTTAACAATATGCTAAATATTGATCCTAAAGTTGCAAAAGAAATTTTAGATGTCTTAGAAAAAGATTTTGAGAAAAACAACAATGGGTAGGAAAAAAAGAATTGCAAAGGAATTTGAAAAACTTTCAGAAATTGAAAAATATAATATTGCAGATGCTATATACCACAATGTCTATCCAGAATATGAACATAGACAAGCTAAAAATATTAAAGAGTTCGTGAGAAGCGAGTTTTATTTAAATGCGAAAGAATGTTGGGATACTATTTTAGATATTTTAATTTCTTTTTATGATAGTAAGAAACATATTGGTGTTTTTATAATGCCTCCCGGATGTGGAAAAAGTTATCTATCTTCTATTATTGCAAGTTATGAAGTTCACAAATTGTTGTGTTTTAAAAACCCACAAAAAGTGTTAAATTTGGCAGAAGGTAGTAATATTGCAATAATGAATATGAGCCAAAATGGACTACAAGCAAGAAAAGTAGTATTTAGCGAGATAAAAGCGAGAATTGATAATTCTTTCTGGTTTAAGAATTTCTGCCCGCCAAACCCAGAAAAAAGAAGCGAACTTGAGTTTAAGAAAAATATCTTCATTATCCCTGGAAATTCTGAAGAAACAAATCCTTTCGGCTATAACCTCGTAGTAGTTATTATGGACGAAGTAGCATGGTGGGAAAAAACACAAGAAAAAGACTACTTGAAAGATACGTTTGAAACTTTAGAAAAACGGCTAAACAATAGATATGGGAATAACTATAACTGGAAAATTGTTTTAATCTCTAACCCGAGTTATCCTGATAATTACATTGAAAGTTTAATAGATAGGCCTGATGTCTTTGGAGTTAGAAAGAAATTGTGGGAAATAAAACCGTGGTTTTTTGTTAATGAGGAATTTGTTGATTGGCAAGGCTACAAAATCCCTAAAAGTTTATTTGTTGAGGCAGAAAAAAACCCAGATGTCTTCAAAAGAGATATTTTGGCAGTCCCTACAGAAACTATTAGACCTTGGCTGGCTAACCCGGAAATGTTAAAAAATGTTATTCTTGAGAGCTTAAAAAATCCCGTAGAAAAAGAACAAATCTTATGGAATAAGTTAGAAAAAACTAAAAAAAATATATATATTCACGTAGACTTAGGACTAACAAACGATGCTTGCGGACTTTGTGCTGTTTACAAAGAAAATAATATTATTAAGCCTTTGTTGATTTATAGAATGCAAGGGAGCCAGCAAAACCCTATAAAATTTAGCGAAGTCCGACAAATTATTTTGCAATTGAAAGAAAAAGGCTATAACATTAAAAAAATATCTTATGATGGATTCCAAAGTATTGATAGTATACAAATATTACAGAGTCAAGGACTCCAAGTAGAACTTTTATCTGTTGACAAAAACCCTCAGCCATACGACACCTTGAGAGAATTAATTTACGATAGAAAAATTGTCCTTCCTTACATAAACTGGGAAAAAATAAATTTTTGTGTAGAAAACCCAGAAGAATATTTAATTAAAGAATTGAGATATTTAGAAAAAAGGAAAGAAAAAGTAGATCACCCCCCTAAAGGAAGTAAAGACGTTGCAGATGCTTTAGCAGGAGCAACATACTGGTGTATACAAGAGCCTGAGGAAAATGTTGTTTTTGAAAAAGATATACAATTTTCTGGCGTTGAGTTGGAAAGTTCACACTTTTTTGAATTTACTTAAAAATGAAAAAACGGCAATTTTAAGCGTTTTCTTTTTGTAGTAATAAAAAAAATATTAAGTAATAGGAAAACTCATGTTAAAACGCAAAAGAATGCGCCTAAAATAAAGATTTTAAGGTAATTGAGAACTTAAAAAAGTGATTTTATCAAAAAAAGAAGGAGATGAGGAAGGAAATGAAAAAGTTGATTTTGCCGCCGCACTTAGTAAAACTTTCTAATTGTATGAAAAATTTTGATATAAGAAAAATACGTTTTAAAGTAAAAAAAATAATGCGACACAATGACGTAGGCGATTATTATGGAAGACAAATTTGCAGTTATGATTTGAAAAACCGGGATTTCATTAATGCAATCTTTTTACACGAATTTGTAGAATATTTATTGATTTTATCTGCAGGATTGAATTCAAAAGATGTTGACAAATTGACTGAAAAGGATAATTTCAGATCTCCTATGTATTACAAATATGTTGCAGCACATAATATAGCGCTTGCTGTAGAAAGGCAATTTATTGAGAATTTAGGCTACAATTGGGAATTATATGATAAATTCATACAAAGTGTTTTTGTAGAAGCGAGGACAGGACCAAGGAAAGAGAGAAAAAGGTAAGTCAATATGGACATTTTGAAAAAATTTGCAGATTTAGGCAATTTTGTCGGCAAAGTTATTCAGCAAAGAAAACCTATTCACACTAAAGGGAAAGAGCCTTTCTTAGAAACGGAGCTTGCGATTGACGAGTCCGCTATATACAAGCGGATGAAGTTAGTCCCTTATACGCCAGACCAACTCGTTAGCAAAAGGAAAATTGATATTTTCAACAAAATGATGCTTGATGAGGAGATCAGCAGTTCTATTGAGATGTTGAAAGTTATAAGGTTATCTTCAGGATGGACTGTAAATCCAGCCAGCGACGACAATATTGATAAAGAAGTTTGCGAGTTTATTAAATGGAATTTAGAGAATGTAGAAGGTAGTTTTACAGACGATTTGAATGAAATAATGGGAGCTCTTGAAATGGGTATCAGTATTAATGAATTGGTTTTATATGAAATTCCAGAAGGCAAGTATAAAGGAATGATTGGGTTAAAAGCAATAAAGAGCAAAAATCCAAAGTATTTCAATATCTACGTTGATGATTTTGACAATATCATGGAGAATGGTGTTGTGAATATTAGCGCATTAGATTACGGTAGGCAATATCCAACAGATAAATTTGTCATTTACAGTTTTAATAAGCGATATGAAAATGTATTTGGGACAAGCCGTATTAGGACTTTGTATGATTTATGGTTTTTTAAGCAGGTGGTGACGAAGGCGTGGGGTATTTATTTAGAAAAATTCGGGCATCCTTTCACTGTTATTTCATACCCGAAAACTGTAGATGATGTGACAAAAAGATACTTAATGGAAGTTTTAAGGCAAATTCGTTTAGAAATGGGAATTTTGAAACCCGAAGATGTGAAACTTGATTTGATTGAAAGTTCCGGGGGCTCGTCAAGTATGTTTTTAGACACAATAAGATATATCAACGACCAAATCAGGAAGACAGTTTTAGGGCAGACTTTAACAAGGGAGACTACAGGAGTTGGTTCTTATTCTTTAGGAAAAGTGCATTTTGATATTTTATTATTTTACGAAGAACAATTAGGAGAAGATGTAGCGACTAAAGCGATAAATAATCAAATAATCAAAAGACTTGTAGATTATAATTTTGATGTTTCCGAATACCCGAAATTTGAATTTAATCCCCTCGTCCAGGAAGATATTTCAGCAATAATAGACAAGTATTACGCTGGTGTCCGAGAAGGTATCATTAAACCTATTCCGGAAGATGAGGAAAAAATCAGAGAATGGCTACATTTGCCAAAGAGGAAAATTGAAGAAGAGACTTTAGTGCAGTTGCCAGCATCAACACAGCAAAAAGAAGTTTTTACTGAGAAAAGTGAAAAAATTAAAAAGTTCCAGGAAAAAATATTTACTGGTGTTGTAAGAAGGAAATTTTACAAGTATGAGGAAAAAGTAGATTTTGCAGAGTTGAAGTTCACTATAGAGAACGGGGTTGAAAAATACACTCCCAGGATTAGCGAAATAATACAAAATAGCGTAAATACTATTATTTCACAAATACAGAAAGAAAAAATAATAGAAGAGAAAAAGTTTGATGCGATAAACAAAATAGAATTTCCGGATGTGAATAAAGTTGCAGAAGTTTTCAAAAATATGTTCAACGACGTTTTAGAAGAAGCAATAAAGCAAGCAAGAAGAGAAATTACAAAAAGATTTAATGAGAAAGTTGTTAGATTTCAATATGATATAGACATTAGAAGGCTAAATCTTGAAGAAGCAAGAAGGTTTTTTGAGCAAAAAGCCTTTCATATGGCTGATATTGAAGCAAATTATATTACAGAAAAAGTGAAAACTATTTTAATGAATTCTATAAAAACAGGCGCAACTATAAGAGATACGATTGAAGCGATACAGAGAGAATTAGAACCTTACTACAAAAGAGGACTCGTTGAGGAAGAGGCTTTACGAGGATATAGATTAGAAACTGTTATAAGAACAAATATCAATGAAGCAATGAATGAAGGGCGGAAGTTATTCTTTGAAAGTCCGGAGTTAGAAGGCTATGTCGTTGCATATCAATATTCAGCGATACTTGATGACAGAGTTAGGCCAAATCACGCCTGTATGGATGGCAGAATTTATCCTATCACAAGTCCAATATGGGATATTTATACGCCGCCAAATGGTTTTAATTGTTTTGATGAATTGACAGAAGTTTATACAAGTGAAGGCTGGAAGCTCTTTAAAGAATTAAAAGGCAATGAAGATTTCCTAACAATAAACCCGAAAACAAAGACAATTGAATGGCAAAAAGCAATAAGATGGTATGAAGATAAATATGAAGGCGAAATGTATCATTTCAATGCTTGGAATTTTGATTTAAAATGTACTCCTAATCACAACTTGCTGGTGCAAAAGTCTTGGGATAGGCATCAGAAAAGAAATAATCTTAAGTTAATTAATGCTAATCAAATTGCTGATAGTGATTTGTTTTACAGGACTTCTAAATGGATTGGGAAAAATAAAGAAAAATATCTTGGATTAATGAGTGCAAAAACATTCGCAAGATTTATAGGATATTGGTTGTCAGAAGGAAATATTTCAAAATCAAATAATAACTGGATTATTAAAATTTCACAACAACAAGATAAGAAATATGAAATAGTTGAAAAATTATCTGAAATAAAAGAATTATTGTGGGTTGGTAAAGATGCAATTTATGTTAAGCCATTACCTGTATTAGTTGAATATTTGCAACAATTTGGTAGATCTTTTGAAAAATATGTCCCGGCAGAAATAAAAGAGATGACAAAAGATAATATAAGAGAATTTCTTGATGCATACCTTTTAGATGATGGATATGTAAGTAATGATATTAAATCTTATTTTACATCAAGTAAGAAAATGGCCGATGATTTAGGCGAATTGATTTTAAAAGTTGGACACTGTCCTTCTTTTAGTTTTGAAAAAAGAAAAAGCAAAGAAGTTAAATTTAAGAACGGAGTATATAAGTTGAATACTGATATATATTATGTCAGAGAATTAGAAAGCGAATATTTCATATTTCATAAAAAACATTTGAGTGTAGAGCAATACAAAGGATTTATTTATTGTGTAGAAGTTCCTAAATATCATACCATTTGGGTTAGAAGAAATGGGAAAACTGTCTGGGCTGGAAATTGCAGATGTGTTTTAGTTCCAATAACGCAAGATGAAGAATGGGAAGAGAGTCCGCCGCCACCTGCAACTTGTAGACCTGATATTGGTTTTGAGAAACCAGGTTCTGTAAGAAGGAGATAAAAAAAACAAATACAAAAATGCAGTTAATAAAAAATTTTTTTGAAAAATTTTTTGAAAATATTTTCCCAAATTAATTAGAATTTTGGCGGTTTTTGAAAATTTGAAAAAATTCTCTTTCATTTTTTCTTACCTCCTTTCTTCCGTGGAGGAATTGTTGAAATTCCTTCACGGTGGAAAGGAAAGTTCTTAGACGAGTTATGCCGACAAAAGAAGAACTTGAGAAGATGATACAAAAATGTATGCGGGATAAAGGCTGGAGCAGGGAAAGATGTCAACGTTATATTGCTGGCGGTATTTGGGGAAGTGAAAGTATGGACTTTGTAGGTCCTACAGTCAGCGATGTTCACATCCCACAGCCTTCAAAAAAAATATCTATCAAAGTGAAACAGCCGGACACTTTCACAATTGAAAACGTTCCTATTTTCAAAGCGGGCTTCTGGAAAAATCAAGAGTATACTATTGACGATTTAGAAGAAATTGTTAAAAACACGAATGCATTGATAAAAACAAATATAATTGAGCCACCACTGAAATTAGGACATAATGAAAGCCAAGAGTTATACAAAAGTGATGGTTTGCCAGCAATAGGCTACGTTGCGAGAGTATTCCGTTTAGGAGACCAGATTTTTGCAGATTTTGTTAATGTTCCTAAGAAGATAAAAGATTTGATTGAGAAGCGAGCATATTCAAAAGTTAGCGCAGAAATTTACGAAGATTTCACGCACCCGGAAACAAAAGAAAAACTTGGCAAAGCCTTAAGGGCAGTTGCGTTATTAGGAGCAGATATACCAGAAGTGAAAGGCCTCGGAGATATTGAAAAACTATATTATACAGAAACAAAATATAATTGTATAACTTTCTCAGAGGGAAATTTAGAGGAGGTAAACAAAGCAATGAATATTTGGACTTTGAAAGACGTAGAAAAATACTTTCCTTGTTGTGTAGAAGCAGTTAAAAAGTTTATGGACGAGAAAAAAGTAGATGTAATAGATAGTGAAAAATTAGCAGAAATAATCACAAAAGTTAGATTAAGCAAATTGCAAGAAGGGGAACCTGAATGCCCGGAAGGTTTTAAGTGGGATACACAGTTAGAACGCTGTGTTCCTATGCAAGAAAGTGAGAAAGGACGAGAGAAAGACGAAGAGAGGAAAATTTGCCCACGAGGTTATAAGTGGGATGATGCACAACAGAAATGCGTCCCTATCAGACAAGGACAAGAAAACCCGGGGGAAGATGAAGAAAACAAAGAAGATAAAAAAGAAATAAAAAATATTTTAGCGCAATCAATTTTTGACAAAAATTACGATGATTTAGACGACAAATGTAAGAAAAAGATTGATACTGCTTTAGAAAAAATTGAGGAAGTTGAAATGCGAGAAAACCCGAAAATAAAAGTTCCGGATGAAATAAAAGATAAAATTGGAGATGTTATACACGAGCCTGATATGATTGATGAGACAAGGAGAATTCAAGGAGTTTTAAAAACGAAAGTTTCTGAGAATGAAAACGTTAGTAGATTTCAATTACCAGGTGGGGACCCAAAAGGATGGACAAAGGAAAGCTATAAGAGTGCTTATGAGAGTTTAGGTGGCTCTTTCACAAGTTGCGTCCAAAATGTTTCAGATGTAATTGATAATCCAGAAAGATATTGCGCTTGGCTGAAGTATAAAGCTACCGGAACGTGGCCTGGAACTTTAGAATGGCGAAGAACAGAAAGCGAAAACAGGAAATTACAAGAATTAGCTGAAAAAATCAAAAAGTTAGAAAAAGAAAAATATAAGAAGATGTTTGAGGAGTTGAAAACGAAAAACCGTAATGTGTTATTACCGAAATTTGATAAATATATTGACATCTTTACAGAGAATTTAGACCGGAACACGATAATAAAATTTGGCGAAAAAGATTATTCTTTGTTGGAATTGTTTTACAAGTTCTTGCAGGACCTTGTAAACAGCAAGATAGCGATTTTTGGAGAATTAGCGAAAATACCAAAAGAAGGTGAGTTGAATGAGAAATTTGAAGAAGAAAAAGAGAAAATAATGAAAGTGTATTCTGAAATACGACCTAATGAAAATATTGTTAATGTGGAAATAGCGCAACTTGCAGAATATATTTCAAAAAGTAAAAATATTTCGTATAAAGATGCTTTGGTAGAAGCATCAAAAATGTTGAAACAAAAATGAAATTTTTAGGAAAAGGAGGAGATTAAAGAAATGGCACAGCAATTATTGAACAGCAGAGTCTTGACTTTCAAAGCAGGTGAAGATTTAAGCACAAAGATTTATTATTTAGTGAAGTTGAATACTGATGGGACTATAGTGCTTGCAGATGCTGATGCTCCGGTAATAGGTGTTTTGCAAGATAAGCCTAAAGCCGGAGAACCCGCGAGTGTTGCGATAGGTGAAACTTCAAAAGTTATACTTGGCGGGGATGTTAGTATTGGCGATGAGTTAGTTAGCGACGCTAATGGCAGCGCAGTGGCAAGAACTGAAGAACATAATGTTTTTGGTATCGCTTTAGAAAATGGTGTTGCTGGAGATATTATAGAAGTTTTATTGAGACCAATTTATAAATAAAAAATAATGGTTAAATTTTTTGAAAAGGAGGAGTTATAAAAAATGCCGCAGCCAACAACAAGAGATGTCCATGTAGATGTAGCATTAACAACAGTCTCAGTAAAATACCAAAATGCAACTTTTGTGGGTGAGAAATTGTTTACTCCTATTTTAGTTAATAAAGACAGTGATATTTACTTCATTTACGGGAAGCAAGATTTTAGAATATTTAACACGATACGTGCCCCTGGGACTCGTGCAAAACAAGTAGAATGGACGATTGAGAAATCCGCTCCTTATTTCACAAAAGAGCATTCTTTGGAAATGCAATTGATTGACGAAGTGAGAAATAATGCTGATGACCCGATACAATACGACGCTGATAGCACTGAAATACTAACAAATATGTTGTTGCTTGACTTAGAAAAGAATATAGCAGATGTTGCACAAGATCCGAATTCGTATGCTCCTGAACATAGTGAAACTCTTTCTGAAACAGATAAGTGGAGCGATTACACAAGTTCAAATCCTCTGAAGAAAGTGCGTGATATGAAAGAGACTATAAGAAATAAGATTTTCTTGTATCCTAATACAATGATAGTTAGCGCTGATGTTCATAATGTTTTACTTGACCATCCTGTGATTGTAGATAGAATAAAATATACGCAATTAGGGGTGACGACAGAACAGTTATTAGCGAGACTTTTTGAGATTGACAATTACTTAATTGCTGGCGGTGGTTATATTTCCAGCGCAGAAGGACAGGAAGAAACTTTGACGAATATTTGGAACAACTGTGTAGTGCTTGCTTATGTTGCTCCGAGACCCGGGTTGAAACAGATTAGTTTTGGCTATTTATTTAGACGAAAAGGCTACAGAATGGTAGAGAGATGGAGAGATGACCCATTACGTTCTGATTGGATAAGAGTTAGCGACAAATACGATATAAGAGTAATTTCACCATATGCAGGATATTTGTTGCAATCTGTAGTGTAATAGATATAAAAATTGCTTGCGGAGTTAACTAAGTTATTTGTCCCTTATTAGGGGGCAAATAATGTTTTTTAAGAAGTATGGGAAATTATATTACTGTTAATGATGTAAAAGATAAAGTTCTTTTAGACAGAATTACAAAAGCAGGCTGGACTGACACTGAAATAAATAAATGCATAGACGAAAGTGAAAATTATATTGAAGGAAGATTAATCTTGATAGGTTATAGCAGGCAACAATTACAGAATTGTCCTTTAGTGAAAACTATGTGTATTAATTATGCGAGATATTGCATTTTACGTGATATTTACACTCAATTTTCACCTTCTGTTAGTGGTGGTGAAGAGTATGAAAAATGGCGAGACAGCGTAAATGAGATTTTAGAAAGTATAGAGAATAATGTTATTAAGTTGACAGATGTGAATGGAGAAATAATTCTACCGCTTACTGGAGATAAAAGATATAAAATAGAAATAACAACAAAAGATGTAAAAAGGGCAATAACAATGGATAATGATTGGACTTGGCAAATAGATACACAAACTTATGCAAACGAAGATGTTGTAGGACAAAAATAAAAAAATAAAGATGGCAGTTGCTATAGCAGTAAAAACAGAAGGCATTAAGGAGTTGCAAGAAGCGGTAAAAAATAAGTTAGAGCATTTTAGAAATATAAGAAGTCCATTATCAAATATTGCTACATTGATGTATAAAAGCGTAATGCAGAATTTTCAGGAAGAAGGCACAGATAAAGAAAAATGGAAGCCTTTGAGTTGGTTTACTTTATGGGTGAAAAGTGTAAGAAGTAAGAAAAAAACGAAAACTCCTAAAATTCTACAAGATACAGGATATTTGAGAATGAGCATTAGCCCAGAAACAACGGAGAATTCTGCGATAGTAGGGACAAATGTAAAGTATGGAAGATTACATCAATTTGGTGGAGTTAGCGAGCCTGGAGAAGTTGAAGTTGGTCCTTTCTATAGAAATTATCCTTCAACTTATAGAGGGAGACCTGTAAAGCCTGAGACTATTGCGAAGAGAAGGAGTTCACAAGTAAGAGTTTCTAAATTTGTTATGCATTTCAAAGGTGGACATAAAATACCAGCAAGACCATTTTTGTATTTGAGAGAAAAGCATAAAGAAATGATAAAGGAAACTTGCAGAAAATGGTTCTTTTATGGTAGAATATAATGGCAAATAAAATTGAAGAAGTCTGGACTGAAGTTGTCAATATTCTGAAGAATGCAAATCAGCCAGGTGGCTCTTTGGAATATGTTAAAGAGATAATACAAGGCAGAAGAGAAGATATTGAACAATTCCCGACTATAATTGTTCATCCACTTGATACTGCAGAAGTTATACATACAATACCGAGGCAGAAAAAAATAACTTTCAGGATTGAAATAACTTGCTGGATAGATGTGTACGGCAAAGATATACGTATTACCGGGGATGCAAATAATAAAGGTATGTTTGATATTGAAAAAGATATAAAAAACGAACTTGAAAAATATCCTAATTTAAATGGGAAATGCACAATATTTTCTTTTCCTGCAACAGAATATATAGCAAATCCTGAAGAGTTTCCATATACAGGAGTAAAAATAATAATGGCGACAGAAATAATTGCTATTGCAACGAATAGATAAAGATAAAAGGAGGAGTTTTGAGATATGCCATATCCTACAGAACTAAAGTATTTTGCGTTAGGCAAAGAAATAACGAGAGGCATTGCAGTTGCACCAACACGATACATACCGGTTGGCGCAGATAGCGAGTTTGAGTATAAATTGAATTTGATACCTGATGAACTTCTACGTGGTGTAATGGAAAGGTTCCAACCGCAGGCTGGAACAAAAGAAGGCACTGGCAGAATAACAGGTATGGACGTGACCAGTGAAAACTGTGGAGAATTTTTTAAGTCTTTGTTAGGAAATTCAACAATAGAAGATATTGGTGGGACTGGTGGTGCTTATAAACATACTTTCACAAAATTACAAGACGTAAGAATGCCTTCCTATACTTTTCATATCTGGCGTGGTGCAAGCGAATTCAGTAAACAATATCCTCTATCAGTTGTGAAATCAATAACTTTAACTGGAACTGTAGATGGCAAAATTACTTTGGACGCAGATATACTTTTCAAAACAGAAGAAGCAGAAGCGTTTACTTTATCACCGAGTTGGCCAGACCCGAAGCCTTTTGTATTCCATCAGACACAGATTAAAATTGATGGTGTTGCAATAGATAACATAAGAGATTGGACTTTGACAATTGACAATCAAAGTGTTGCTTATAGGACGTTAAACGGTAGTCAAGATGTGAAGGATATTTTAACATTTTTGAAGTTATTAGTGAACGGCGGGTTTACAATATTTTTTGAAGATATGACACAGAGGAATAAGTTTTTATCCCGTGCTGAGGCAAGCCTGGAAATAATAATGACTGGAGAAGGAATTGAAACTGGATATAATCATCAATTGAAGATAATTTTACCAAGAATACATTACGAAGCGTTCCCATTTTCAAATATAGATGGCCTTTTAGGTGCATCTGCAACGTTTAATGCTTTCTACAAGCCTACAGCCGGACAGACTATACAAATAGAATTAATAAATACAGTATCAACACAATATTAAGACAGGAAGTAAGGTTATGATTTATGAGAAATGAAAAACAATTTTCTGATTTAGTTATTGCTTTTTTCATTAGTTTATTGCTTACATTATGTGTGAAACTTGTCTTTGGTGGAACTTTTATTGGCGGATATTGAAACAGATGTTGTTATTTATGATTATATGAAGCGTGCAATTTAAATGGACTTCAAAGAAACATTAAACATTGGTGTTTTGATATTTAATGCTGGAATATTTATTGGCGTTGCTAAATTTTTTATGAGTAAGACAACTGAGGAGATTAAAGAAATTAAAAACTTACTGAACAATCACATCACGGGAGTTTCTAAAGATATTTCCGAGATAAAAGAGAAAGTGGCGTATATAGAAGGGAAATTGAATAATAAGAAATGAAGAGGTATAAATTTGTTATAGAAGGTGTTCCTTTGACGAAAGATAATACGAAAATCTACAATCCGAAGACTGGCAAATTTTTCCTTCCTAAAAAGTTGAAACAATATGAAGAATATGTGAAGTGGCAGATTTTGCAACAGAAGCCTAAAAATTTCAAGATGATTGAGAACCCCGTAAGTTTGCAGTTGAATTTTTACTTTCCCGACTACAAGAGAAGGGACGTTTTGAATTATACAAAATCTCTCTGTGATGCACTTTCCGGGCTTGTCTATAAAGATGATAGTCTGATTGAGATAGCAAATATACAGAAATTTATTGACAAGAAAAAGCCAAGAGTAGAAATAAAAGTTGAAGAAATTGACAAAGAAGTCTCGTGGATATACTTAGAAAAATTCTAATCTCAATAGAGGAGAGGAGGCATAAAGAAATGTTTGACAAAATCAGAGAATTTCTGAAAGGTAAGAAAACATATTTAGTTGCAGTAGGGCTCATAATTGAAGCAGTTGTAGAGTATACGAATGACAATGATTTAGCGAAGTTAGTTGATAAAATTCTGAAAGCATTGGCTCTAATGACAGTAAGAGCTGCAATTTCAAAAGTTGAAGATAAATAACTATGTCTTTAACAATTGAAGAAGCAAAGAAATACTTTGGCGAGTTTACTTATAAAGAAATTGGAAATGGTTTGATATACATTGATGACTTGTGGGTAAAAGAGAATATTGTAATTGCGACTTTGCCTATTATTGGAACAATAAAGTGCCACAAGAAAGTTGCGGGGGAACTTGCAAAGATTTTCTCTAAAATAGAAAAAGACAAAAAAGAATATTTGATAGATGTGAAAGACACGAAAGCAAATGGTGGTTGTTGGGTGCCAAGACATATGTGTTGGGATGTGAAGCGTCCTTTAAGTTTGCATGCTTGGGGTATAGCAATAGATATAAACCCTACCACAAATCCATTTGGTAGTAAAGGAACAGAAAATCAAAAAGAACTTGCAAAATATTTTGAAGAGTATTGTTGGGAGTGGGGCGGTAGATGGAAAACACCTGACCCGATGCACTTCCAATGGGCTTTGAAGTTAGAGAAAAGAAATGAAAACGGTATATAGTTTATTGATTTTGTTTTTATTCAATTCTTTTGTTTTTTCTTTGCCGTATTCGTATATCAAAGTTGATACAACAACTTGTAAAGCATATTTGTATCATTACGGAGATATACGAATTTACAAGAGCACTATGAGCGCAGACAATTTCTACTGGGGAACTATATCTTTCCCGGATAGACAAGTTTTTGAGATAACTACAACGCAATCAAATCTAAATTTGAGTGCTTTTTACAATTTGAATATAACAGCAGGAATGAATTTGCAAATAAACGCTTCATTAGGAAAAATTTATATGAAAACTGCGACTAATTTTGAAGGGCATTCTATTGAAGATGTTGGACAAGCACAAATCGGAATTATACAACCACGCCTTGGTGAATTAGTCAACATAAATGCGAATTTTGAACCTTTTTATACTGCAATATATAATTTAGGTTCCGAAAACAAATATTGGAATACGGTATATTCAAGTGTAATAAAAATTTCTACAATAAGTCCACAAGCGACAACACCTTACAACGGGATAAACATAACGACGAATACATATATACAAGGGAATTTGGGCATCGGGACGACGAACCCAGCAGGGACGCTTGTGGTCAGCACTGCAACGACTGCGACTGCACCCGCAATATTCGTCTCCAACACGGGAGCTACTGCCGGATACGTCGGCATCGGGACTACGGCACCGGGGCAAAGATTAGATGTCAATGGCAGAATAAGAATAGTTAATTCACAAACAGAACTGTATCAAGAAAGTAATAGATTAAAGATTCGCGCTGAAAACATTGACCGTGTAGCAGAATTCGCTACTTATGGTTTGTTTTTGCCTCGTCTCAATATGGGATATAATTTGTTTATAGCAAAGAGTATGCAGTTGGGACATAGTGAGCCAAATCCAGTGATTAGTTATAAAAATGGAGATTTGATTTTTAGTGCCGATGTAACCGAAAGAGTTAGATTTACCTCTGATGGCAACGTCGGCATCGGGACGACGAACCCGCAGGCGAAATTAGACATTTACGGTGATACATCCACTACGGGAACGTTATTCAAGGTAGGTGCTGCAACAATAACAGTCTTAGCTAACGGCAACGTCGGCATCGGGACGACGAATGCACCAAATATTCTAACTATACAGCAGAATTCTGCGACTGACCCTATTGCAGATGGCTGGTTAACATACTCTTCAATAAGATACAAAATCAATATTTCAACTATTACCAATGCGACTGATAAGATTAAACAACTATATGGTGTATATTTTAACTGGAAAGATACTGGAAAGCATGATGTTGGGATGGTAGCGGAAGAAGTTGGTAAAATCATTCCGGAAGCAGTTGAATACGAAGAAGATGGTGTGAATGCTAAAGGAATAGATTACGGGAAATTAGTTCCATTTTTGATACAAGCGATAAAAGAATTGAATGACAAAATTGAAATTCTTGAGAACAAATTGAACAAATAAGGCAAGTAGTGCCTTATAAAATTAAATTTTTGAAGGCTTGCCTTACTTTAAATTAGTGAGGTAAGCCTTTTTTTATTCTACAAAGTCAAAGTAGAAAAGAATGGAGATTTGTTTTACTATGAACAAGGAAAAAGTAAAAACTTGGATAGAAGAGTTTGAGAAAGGAATTATACCGGCTGGAGACTTATTGACTGAAGAAGAAATACAGAAGATTGTAGTATATTCTTTATGGCTTAAGGCAAAAAATAAAAAACTTTTCAAAGAAGTAATGAATGAACTTTCAGAGATGATAAAGATAGAAATAGAAAAAAAGGAGAAGTAAAAAACTATGGCTGAAGAGATATATGAATTGCAAATCAAAGTAAGAGTTGACCCGGAGACTAAGAAAATTGAGATTTTGAATACGGCTTTAGGGAAGACCACTGAGCAATTAAAAAAAGTTGAGAAGACTACAGAGGAGACAAAGAAAGTTAATGAGAAATTTAGAGGAAATGTTTCACAGTTAGGTAGTGCGTTAGGTATCAATATTACGCAATTTGCTACGCTTGCAGGAGTAATTGCTGCAGTTAGAGGTGTTGTTGTTGAAGGGCTAAAGCAATGGGAGCAACAGATAGCGTTGAATAGACAATTGGAAACTGCAATAAGAGGCTTGGGGTTGAGTTATGAGAAATTAAAAGACGACATAGACAGTCAATTAGCGAGTTTAGTTGAGAATACGAGGTTTACAAGAGATGAAGCGACTGCGGCATTAACACAAGCAATAAAATACACAGGTGATTACAAAAGTGGTTTAAAACTTTTACAGATAGCGATGAATGTTGCAGTAGGGACTGGGAAAAGTCTTGAAGAAACTTTATCTGCTTTAGGAATGGCTTTAAGAGGTGGCGAGAGAGCGACTTATATTTTATACCACGAGTTTGGTAAGTTAGGAGTGCAGGGCAAAAATGTTTCTGAAATGATATTAAATCTTGGAAGAGTGTTTGAAGGGACTGCGAAGAAGGAAGAGAGTTTTACAAAGCAACTTGCGAAAACAAGAGAATTGTATCAAGAGTCAACAGAATTATTGGGAAAAGCGTTAATGCCTCTTATAGTGGAAGCAGCAAGAGGTTTTAGAGAATATCTTTTACCTGTATTGATAAAAGTAGGAACTGCGTTGGTTGATTTCTGGGACAAAATAATAGGCTATGCTGCAACATTGATAGGATTTTTCACAGATGGTGCAAAAGGAGCAAAAGCGGTATTAGATGAAGTAGCAGAAAGTAGCAGAAAGCGCTGGGAAGAAGTCAATAAACTTTTAGCAGAATATTCTGGAAAAACACAGAAAAAAATCCAAGATGATATAGCGAAAACGAAAGATTTTCACTTCAAAACTTTGAAGGATATTTTTGAAGCAGAAAATACAGTAGCAAAACAAAGAGAAGATATAGAGAAGCACTTTCAAGAAGTAATACGGAAAGAGCAGGAAAAAACACACGAAGGGAGGTTGAAACTTCTTGAAGAAGAGATTGAGGCGGCGAAGAAGGCCGGAGTAGATAGAACTTTGATTGACCAGTATTATGCGATTAGGAAAAAAGAAATAGAAGAGCAGTTGAAAGAAGAGTTAGCGAAGATAGAAGAAGAGAAAAGAAAAAAGGCAGAGGAAGAGTTAAAGAAGATTGAAGAGCAGTATAAAATACAGAGGGAATTAATTACGAAAATAAGTGATGACATTGCAGAAGTTTTCAGGCAAAGTATGATAGAAATGATAGATGGCAGTAAAACTGTTAATGAAGCGGTTGGGGAAATGTGGGAGAATATAAAGAAAGCTGCAATAAATGCAATAACTACAATTGTAGCAGAATATATAACGAAGATGGCAGTAGTGTATGGGTTAGGGGCGTTGATGGGGGTTCCGCCGCCAGCGTTAGCAACAATTTTAGGTGGCGGTAGAAGTATAGGTGGTGCTATAGGAATACCAACAATGCAAGAAGGCGGAGAAGTAAGAAAAGAAGGAGTATATTACTTGCACGCTGGGGAAAAAGTTATACCGGCGAGGAAATCTTTAGAGCCACAATTCAATATAGTTTTGAATATACAGCCATTTGATATTAGAAGTGTTGATAGAATTTGGACTGAGAGATTAGTTTCAAGGTTGAAGCCTATTTTGAAAAGAGAATTACAAAGATAAGAAATGAAACTTCCTGGGATAAGGTGTTTAGTAGAGAAGAAATACAATTTTGACTATAACGTTTCTTACCAAGGAGCAACTGATTTAGTTAATCCTTATGGTTTGAAAGATGGCTATATTTCACATTTATACGGTTATACTTGTTTTTATTATGAAAATGAATTACCGCAAATAATTTTTGATTTTGGGGAAAAGATACAATTCAACAAGATTGACATTTTTTTCAATCCGCATAACACTACCTACAATCCTGCGCCTTTGAGGAAAAAAAGAATTTTCATTGAATATGAAGATGAGACGAAATATCCGCCACGACAAGTAATATCAGACTTTCAATCATTCAATAACAGAATTGGAGTAAAAGATTTTAGTAAAAATGGAAGTCTTATTGAAGACAATGATGGAGATATTGATGTTTTTTCAATTTTATTGACACAGCCGGTCAATACACAATATTTTTACATAGTTTTTGATGTGCCATTTACAGATGAGCCTATACAAATCACAGAAGTGAAATTTTCGTTATTGAAAGATATTAGTGAAGATGTTATAAATTTGAATTTTAGTGGTGTAAAAGATGTAGAGAAAAAAATGAAATATAATCGGTTAACATTAACTTTGAATGACGTAGAATTAAAATACAATGTTTATAGAAATGAAATTGAAATAAATGACAAAGTCTACATAGATACAACGAATTTTGACAAAGAGGAGTATAAGCCTTTAGGAGTGTTTTTTGTGGAAGAGATACAGAATTTCACGAAAGAAAGGATAACTAATGTTAATTTAGTGGATTTCACATATTTTTTGAGTGTTATGTATTTAGATGTTGAGAAGTCAGAAGTTTTACAAAATTGTGGAATACACGAGATTATTGAAAGAATTTTATTGCAGTGTAAAAACTTTCATAGTGCATATTACATTTGGGACAACGTCGGCAGTATACCGTATTATTTGCCTGAGTTGAGAACATTTGCAGAAGAGTTAGAGAAGTTAGTTGAGAGTAGTGGGGATTGTGAATTGATTTGTTTAGAAACGGGACAATTGAAGTTGAAGAACTTATCTGGAATAGTGCCAATGACGAGGCAAGTGAGATACGTTTCTGATTTATTGAGGTATGATAATGCTACAATAGAGGAAGAAAATAAAATGATGACGAGGTGGGACGGTAATCTTAATCAAAGAGACTTTGGAATGCAAGATTTTGCTTCCTGGGTGAATTTTTATTTTAATGGATCACTTCCGCAAAACGATTTAATTTATGTTCCTTTCGTTTATGGCAAGTTTTCTGGTATAGAGCCTGGATCGTATAGAGGTTTAATACTGAATTCTTCAGACTACGTCTATACTTATGGCAATGTCAAGAGAGAAGTATCAGAAGAGATAGCAGAAATTTTTACAGATATATCTTTTAGCGCTGGTTTGTTTGGGAGACGTTTTTTTTGCATTTATTCTTTAGAAGAAGATAGTTATTTAGAAACTTACTTGAATAACGATAGATTGGAAGTTAGATACAAGAAGCCGGATGGTTCTGAGAGAAGTATTACGTTCAGTATAGAGTTTATGTATAAGCATTTGACGAAATTTTATATACAACAAATCTATGAGAACAGAGAATATAAGATAA